GTAGTGGAGGTAGCATTCGGATGAGTTGGTGGATGGTAGCAGGTGCAGTTGTTAGTGCATATGGTGCAATGCAAGCAGGCAAAGCAAGGGCAGCAGAAGCTAGGGCACAGGCAGCACAGTTAGAAGAACAAAAGAAAGATGCAAAAGTAACAGCTATGCAAGAGCATAATATAAGAATGGCAAACTTACAAAATTTTATGAATGTAAATGCTGCTATTCAAGGTGTTATGGGCAGGGATGAAGACAGATCATTAAAAGCTATTAGAGAAAAAGCAATGAGTGAGGCTGAAACAGCAGAGGGTAGAGCAAGACTTCAATACATTGCAGAACAAAGTCAACGTAATATGAGTATTCAAATATCAAATATGCAAGCACGTAATGCCAGAAGAGCAGGTACTATTAGTGCTGTGTCAAGTTTGTTAACGGCAGGACATCAATATTCAAAAATTTCACCGGGCACAGGTTCGCCTATGACAATGAGGCAAGTTGGTTATGGAAGTAGGAGTTATAGTACATAATGGCAGAATTTTTAAAAGCTAAAACCACAACATTTGTTAATAGACCACTTGGTATTATTAATACTAGAACTGGTGCAGCAGAAAGTTATGAAGCTTTGGCAAGAGCAGGTCAACAAGCACAGCAAATATTTTATGAAGAAGCTGTTGAAAATCAAAAGAAAGCAGGTAGAGATTATGTTCAGAATCTTAGAGTACAGGCTAGAGATGAGAATGGAAATTTAACTTATACTGAAATAGATAAAAGTTTAAGTCAGGTAGCAACAAGGGAAGCAGAGCCGTTATTACGTGCAAAGATGTCAAATGCATTATTAGTAGATGCAAGCAAACAACTAAATAAGATTCGAGCAGAATCGCCTGATGCTAAAACTTTTGAAATCAAAGCCAACAACTATATTGCTGAGTCAATGAAACAATTAGATAATACAGGTGGTGGAGAATACACTTCTGTTTATCAACAACTTGCTACCAAAACTATGGCACAGCATCTTAATCATATGGTGCTTGCTGATGCTAAACAAGCACAACAGGTTGATGCACAAAATGCACTGTACGCTATTGAAACTGGTTTGAATGAATTGGCTACTTCTATTACTGAGGGTGTAGATGTTTTTGGTGATGGAGAGAATGAGTTTGATACTAGTCAAATGATAGATAACTTAAAGAACCAAGCTACAATGTTATTAAATAATGGCGATATACAAGAACCAAAGTATAGAGACATTATAAATAAAATAGACAAAACAACTATGGATGCAATGATTAATAATAAAATTGCACCTATGAGCAATAACATGGATTTAAATGGTTTGTTTATTATTGAAGAAGCTGTAAGAACAGGATCGGTCACTGCTAATCAAATGAAATATTTAGAAGCATATGACATCGATCAAGAAGACATAGATGCAATAAGATCAACTAGAAGCAACAGAGATTATCATGCTGCTCGTATTGCTAATGTACGAAGTCTTGTTTCACAGAAAACTACATTAATGAATAAGGGAAATGAAAAACTAACTTTAGCAAATAAGTTAGATAATAAATCTATTTTTACTATGAAACCTAAAGAACAAGAAATGTATAATGACATTTTAGGAGATAAGTATAATGATGGAAATTCTATAAATGCACAATGGGTATTGCAAAATTGGGATAAAGGAGAATTTTTAAACGATAGTTTAAAAGGCACAAGACTTCCTGCAGCTATTGAAAACATATTTAATAATTCTGAATTTATATCTTTTACAGCAAGTCTACAGCCTGAGTTAGCAAAAGCTAACATTACAAGTGCTATAAAACTATTTACCAATATTATGTACAGACAAGATGTTAGTGGTAATAAACTTTATGATTATGGATTAAGTGTTGAAAATCATTCTAAATGGATTCGATTAAAAAGACTTAGCGAACAGTATGGTGATGATAGAGTGCTTGATTTTACACAGCAAATATTTTCACCAACAGAAGATCAAAACATTCGCAACAATATACGAATGACTAATATAGAAAGTTATTCGGGATACGACACAGACAAAGCATCTAACCCATCTACCTTTATGACTAGGTGGTTAAGAGATTATGCTAAATCAGAAGACATGAATCCTGAAGCTGCTACATATTTAATGTCAATAGCAATGCATCATGTAGGTGTCCAAAATACTTCGGAGTCAGTGTTAAAACAAATAATAAAAGATAGTTATGAAAATATGTATGTTAAATCTAAGTATGTTTGGAATATCAATCAAGGTTCAGGAATGGTAAAATCTTTACCCGGAAGTATGGCTTTTAAAACATTAGCATCAAGATTTGCACCAGAGAAATATTTTGCAGGAAACTCTGATTTAGAAAATACTTTTATTGGGAATATAAATAAAAAGTTATCAAAGGTTACGTCAAAGTTAGGTGATAAATACGAAATTGGTAAAAATGCATATTTGTTACCATCAAGAAGAAGTAGTAATACTCAAGGTGAGTATATGGTTGTAGACGAAACTGGCACACCAATAATTGATGGGCAAACAAATAATATATTTCAAGTATCAACAAAGATTGTAGATAAACAAATTCTTATGAAACGTAGAGAAGAACAAGAAGAGCGTTGGGATAGAGCAAGGCGTAGAAGAATGTCTATAATAAAAAGCAAAGAAGAAGCAGGTAAAACATTTAAGAAAAATTTTGGTGAAATGTTTTTTGACATCTTTAGCAAGACTGGAAGATAATGGAACAAGTCAAGATAACCCCATTTGTATCTACTAATACAAATCAAGTTGCACAAAGAGATGTAGGATTTTGGGATTCAGCAGCAGCTACCTATGGTTATAACTATGGGCCTATAACTCGTTTTGGTTTAGAACTATTTGAGTTTGGTAATGATGAGTTCGACCAAACATATAACTGGGAAAAAGATATTGAGGGATATGAGCAGGATGTAGAGTTTCTTGCAGGTGCAAAAAACCCTGAGCATATGCAATTCTTAAAGCAATCACTAGAAATTAACAGAGCTAATCGTGACGCAATGGATCGTGGAAGTTTCTTTGGGATTATGACTGCAAGTATAGTTGATCCACTTAATATTGCATTTGGTTTGCCTGTGTTTAATACAGGACTAAAAGCTGCATGGGCATCAAAGAATGCATTTGGAGTAGCTAAAGAAGCATCTAAGGTTGGTTTTGCAATGGGTGTTGCACAAGAAGCATTAAGAGTTCCTTTTGATCCATTGGCAACCCCCGGTGAAGTTGGTACGAATCTTATAAGTACAACTGTTGGATCAGGTCTTTTGGTTGGTGGATTAAGAGGTGGTGCTAATTTTATACAGCCAAGAGTCAAGAAAGGATTAGATGATTTACAAAACTATGCTTACGATGTAGGTGGAGTTCCGAATGAATATAAAGGTGTTCCTATTGTTAGGACATCAAAAGGAACAACACGACCAGACGGAACTAAGGTTAATGCAGTATACAGTAGATCAGATAATAAAATCTATTGGGATGATAGTGCTATTAAAAATACATTTGATGCAAAACCTTGGACAAAACCTAAAGTAAAGGGTGTCAGGCCATTACCTGAAAATGCTTTTAACACTCCTGAAGATTGGTCACGTTTTGTTTTGCAACATGAACTTACACATGTTGATATGCCATATGAGGCAATGAAGAAACAACATGCTAAAGATAATGCAGGAGCAAGTTATAGTAGAGTTGATTATGAAAATGATATCAACAATATGGCATTGGAAAGGCATTACAAAGGTTATGGGTTAAAGCAAACTGCAGCAACGAAAGCATGGTTTTATAAAGCAGTAACTACGCCACAAAAAAGAATATTGAATGATCCAACGCTTCCTAATGAAATTAAGTACAACATTGCACGTTCTTTTTATAATGCATCATTAGACCTTGAAGGAAATCCATCAGGTAAAGGTGTGCAATCTTTAGCAGCTAGAGCATTAACATATGGTGCTGATTCTTATAATTTAGATCGTGATATTAAATTATTATGGAGACAGGAAACAAAAGGCTTTGCAGGTGGTGGTGATGTTTTTGGATTTAATCTTGATAATGCAAGAGTAAAGCTTGGTTCGTATGGGCAAAATGCAAGAACGTTTGAAGAGTATTATCAAAACATTATGGATTTAATTATAGATGAAAAAAGTCCTATGTTTAATAAAAGCATTCTTAACAATCTTCCTAAAACACAAATAGAAGCTATGCAAAGAATGAAAAAATTCTTCAAAGACTTTGAGGAAGATGGAAGAATGGCAGGTGTTCTTGGTGATGATGCTTCAATACGTGGCAAAATAGCAATGTATAAAGAAAGCATTCAATTAAGACGTGATGAAATACAAAGATTACGAGACAAAAAAGATAAAAAATTAGAAGGACAAATTGAAGTTAAAGAAAGATTCTTGGAAGCTGAAGAAGCAGAAATAAATTATTTACAAGGTGTTTTGGATACATCCATTAACAAAGACTTTGCTATACCAATCTATTATAATAAAGTTTTGCTAAAAGAAAGTGAGCAAGCTAGAGAAGAACTTACTGTTATATTTACAGATCACTTACTTAGTGGAGGTAAACACAGTACATGGAATGATACTAATGGTACATGGACAACGCAACGTGTAACTAAACCTAATGAAGCACGTAATATTGCAGAGCAAATTGTAGATAGAATTATAGAAGACCCTGATACTGGAAACTTTGTCCCAAGATCAGGTAAGGGTAAACATCTTATGCGTAGAGCATTAGATATACCTGAGTGGAAAATCAAAAACTATATAGTTCGTGATCCTAGAATTGTGCAAAACTATGCAAACAAAATGGGATTTAGAATTGAGTGGGCATTAGTTCATGGCAAAATGGATATTGATGACCTGTTAAATAGACATGAAGAAATAATGAGGCTTGGTGGCAAGCATTCAGAAGACAGAATTGCAGAGGTAAGACGTGATACTTTAGCTGATTATGAAAGAGAAGCAGGTATACATATTAGAAATCCTGATGCATGGAATCAAACTGTTATTAGGAATCTCAAATCTGTTGCAGGTATGACATACCTACCATTAGCAGGACTAACATCTATTATTGACGCAGTTGGAATGCCTATATTCGAGCATGGGTTTGGTGCAGTAGCCAAAAATGCTATGCGTGTTGTTGATGGTGACTTTGCTCAAATGAGATTAAATGGCAAGCAAGTTAGATATGGCAATGAAGCTATGGAAATACTTAAACCTATTGTTCAATACAGAGTGCTAACAGATTCAGTTAGAGATTTACAACCAAAGTTAGTTGAAAGAACAATACAAGGAGCTGAAAGAGGATTTTATTTATTAAATCTTTTATCAGGAGTGACATCTATTGGTAAACAAATAAACACTGCTTTTTTAATACCTAAATTCTATGATGAAATATCAAGAATAAAAGCAAATGGTAAGGTTACCAAATTTGAACTTGCTGCTTTATCTAGATATGGAATAACTGAGGAACTGGCAAAAAAATTAGCTGATATGCCTTGGGGTAAAACTGATTCGGGTATGCCTACACTAGACCTTGCTTCATGGCCATCAACTACATTTCAAGACAGAAGATTAAAAAGAACAATGGCTGCATATCTTGCACAAAATGCACGAAACACAATTATGCATTCAACATCAGGTGACAGACCTTTAGTTATGGATGGTTTTACATATGTCAAATGGAAACCTTGGATGAAAACATTAGGTTTAGAGATTGATGACAGAGCATCAACTGCAAGTGTTAAATTTGCACGTATTGAAAATGCTTTTATGAGTATGCCATTTCAATTCTTAAACTTTGCTTTTGCTGCAAACAACAGAATATTTGCAGCTAGTCTTGATCCGGCTAGACAGCACAGATTATCAGGGGTTGTTGCTTTATTAGGTATGAGTTATCTAGCTTTAAAGTTAAAGAAAGATGATTGGTGGTTTGAGAACAAAGACTTTTCAGAAATTTTATTAAGAACAGTAGACCAATCAGGTATAGGTGGTTTGTATACAGACATTGCATATCATGCAATACACACAGCTATAGCAGGTGGCTTGCATAATCCTGATAACTCTTGGTTAAAAGGTAAATATAAACCAACTATGCAAGATGATGTTTTTGATAAGATGGGTGCAGTTCCGTCAATGCTATCTGAATGGGTTCGTGGTGCATATGAAATAACTACTGGTAATACAATGGAAGGCTTGAGAGATTTAACTTATCACATTCCAATATTAGGATTATCAGGTTTGGCAGATGATGTTAGAAGCTTTACAAGGCAATGATTTGTGCGTTGCACACAACAACAACAGGAAATAAGGTGCAAATATGACTATAGCTTTAAGTGATAATGACCCAAGAGTCTCGTATACAGTTGCAGAAGGCGTTACACAAACGGCCTTTACAGTTACTTTTGAGTTTTTTGATGATGCTGATTTAAATTTTTATGTTGATGGTGTACTTAAAACCTTAACCACACACTACACAGTAACAGGTGGGGATGGTTCTACAGGTACAATCAACACAACAGCAGGTAATAGTGTCACCGGTATAGCAGGTGGATCAACTGTAGTTATAACAAGAGAAATTGCTTTAGCAAGAACTACGGACTTTCCATCATCAGGTGCATTTGAGGTAGCTACACTTAATACAGAGCTAGATAGGTTTACAGCTATAGCTGCTGATATACTTGATGATACAACAAGATCAATACAGTTGGCAGACAGTGATGCTCCGGCTTCTATGACCTTGCCACTTAAAGAAGATAGACTAGGAAAGGTTTTGGGTTTTAACGCAACTACTGGTGCAGTAGAAGCAGGGCCTACAATAGCTGATGTAAGTTCTTTATCTGCAATAACAGCAGATATATCTACACTAGCTGATATTGAAGATGGTACTGATTCAACAGATGCTATTCAAACAGTAGCAGGAATATCTGGTAATGTGACTACAGTCGCAGGCATTTCTTCTAACGTAACTACAGTAGCAGGTATTACAGCTAACATAGCTGCAGTAGTAGCAGATGAAGCAGACATTGGTACAGTAGCCACAAACATAGCTAGTGTTAACACAGTAGCTACAAACATTGCAGATGTGATTACAGTTGCCAACGATCTTAATGAGGCTGTATCTGAGTTAGAAACAGTTGCCAATGATTTAAATGAAGCTACTTCAGAAATAGATACAGTCGCAGGGTCTATATCAAATGTTGATACAGTTGGTACAAATATATCTAATGTGAATACAGTCGCAGGTATAAGTGCCAATGTAACTACAGTTGCAGGAGTGAGTGCTAATGTCACAACAGTAGCAGGAATTAGTAGTAATGTTACTACAGTGGCAGGAATAAGCAGTGACGTAACTGCTGTTGCAGGTGATGCTACTGACATAGGCACAGTCGCAACTAACATTGCTAATGTAAATACAGTTGGTGGAATTAGTGGAAACGTAACCACTGTTGCAGGGATATCAGCTAATGTAACAACTGTTGCAGGAATTAGTTCTGATGTTACTGCTGTAGTAGCAGATCAAGCTGATATAGGAACTGTAGCTACTGATCTAAGTGGCTCAAATAATATTGGAACTGTTGCAGGTAGTATAGCAAACGTAAATAACGTTGGTGGTTCTATAGCTAACGTCAACACAGTGGCAAGCAACCTTGCTTCAGTAAATAACTTTGGTGAAGTCTATCGTATCTCAGCTTCTGCACCAACTACATCACTAGAC